AACACATCTATCCTGACTATTCGCTTTACCCAGAATACACAGAAAATTGTGCTTTCGGCTTCCTTAGTAGGGGTTGTCCCCGTGGCTGTGGTTTCTGCCATGTGGCAACCAAAGAAGGACGGAAGTCTTACAAAGTTGCAAATCTAGATGAGTTTTGGAGAGGACAGAAGAAACTTGAATTGCTAGATCCAAACATTCTTGCCTGTAAGGATTGGAGAGATTTGTTGGAACAGTTAGTAGATAGTAAGGCATCTGTTAATTTTAACCAAGGCTTAGATATCCGTCTGATGACAGAAGAAAAGGCAGATATGTTAAGCCAGATAAAAATCCGTGCCATACATTTTGCTTGGGATAAGTATGAGGACAAAAAACTAATTCAGCCACAGTTTCTGGATTTTCGGAAGAAATCAACGATACATCCACATAGTTTACAAGTATATGTTTTGTGTGGAGACAGGGAGCAGAAAGTTCTTCCAGAGGATTTAGAACGAATCTATTGGCTGAGAGATAACGGATATGCTCCATATGTGATGCTTTATAACAAGGATTCAATTCCTAGAGGACATGAATTGAGAAAACTTCAGAGATGGGTTAATAACAGATTCATATTTTGGAAGTGTCCTACGTTTGAAGAATACAAAAGAAGGTGACTAACATCAAGCATTTGGGAAATATAGTAAATATTAAAGGGTCTGAAATTCCTGTAGTGGATATCATAACAGGTGGATCTCCGTGCCAGGATCTTAGTGTGGCTGGTAAAAGAGCCGGGTTAGATGGAGAACGTAGTGGATTGTTCATGGAACAGGTAAGAGTAGTAAAGGAGATGAGAGAGCATGACAGAACAATTGGAAGGGCAAATGAGTATATTCGACCTAGGTATATGGTCTGGGAAAATGTACCAGGAGCATTGTCCTCAGGAAAACCTAAGGGAGCAGACTTCCAAGCCGTCCTTGAAGAAATCATCAAAATTGTCAGAAAAGAAACTCCCACTGTTCCTATCCCTAAGTACGGATGGCCAAAAGCCGGATGCATCAGTGGAGTGGGTGACAGCGGAGTCCCCTTTTCCATCGCATACCGAGTTCACGATGCTCAGTTTTGGGGAGTCCCCCAGAGAAGGAAACGAATCGCACTTGTCGCAGATTTTAATGGACTCAGTGCCGGAGAAATACTCTTTGAGCGAAAAGGCTTGTTTGGGTATCTTGAATCGAGCAGCCAAGAAGGGAAAGGATCTGCCGGAAGTATTGAAACAGGCATTGGAGAATCAGATATGCCGGGATGACATCAGCAACTCTCAAAATTAGGGGGGGGTGTCAGATAGACTCTAATGGCAGAGGAGCTGGTAAAGGAGCATTGATTCAATGGGAGAAGTCAGGAACACTAGGTGTAAGTCAAGACCAGACATTGTTTGTTTGGAAGGAAACGGATACAGACCATCCCACAAAGGTAACGGATACCGAGTAGGGGGGGGGGGTATGTATACACTTAACTCTACTGAGGTGCATGGAGTAGCTTATGAGATATATCATCCTGGAGAATCATCCAAACGATTCAAGAGTGAAGATAGTTGAGAATGGTATTTGTCAGACCCTTAGTACTCGGATGGGAACTGGGGGGGGGAATGTGCCATTAGTACTTCAAATAACAGGAGAGGAAAACAATGATGGTAATCATGCCGAGGAATTTCGGAGAGGACAAGATTCTTGAAGATGTAGAGGTGATTCCTACTCTTGATGCGAGAATGGGTACGGGGGGAAATAACGTACCGATGGTGTTGGACATAAATGATGAACAAGGAAAAACAAATAACACTGACAGAAAAGAGATTCTTTGAATGGCATGAAGATGATGTGTCTGTCACTCTCCGAAATAAGAGTGGATCTTATGGGGGGGGGTCGGAAGTTTTAATCATCTGCACCACAGACAGACACACAGGATGCGATTCTAGGTCTGTGCGTAGGTATCCACAAGGGAAATAGACAGGTTTCATGCTTCAGAGGATATTTTATACCTCTGGGGTATGAAAGTCTGTAATTTACTGTCCTGTAAGGCTTTAGAAGGGGAATACATTGTTGTTGGAAAAGAAACTGATAGGAATGATAGCAGACCATCCAACTCCAAAGATATCTTATGGGGGGGGGGTATATGCTATACATTGAATTCCAGAGATTACAAGGGAGTGATAATTGTTGTCTTATCAAAAAGTGACAGGAAGCCTGATGGCAAATAGTCATCCCGGTAGTTACTGTGGACAGGATGCATATAACGATATGTTTGTGACGGAGAAAAGAAATGGATTATTGCATAGGAAACGGACAGTTGGCACAACTGAGACAAAGTCAGAAGGTGGGTGCATTGAACTGTATGCACGACCAACAAATAGTTCTGAGGGGGGGCAGAAAGATATGGATACAGTTGTTAGAAGACTTACTGAGATGGAGTGCGAAAGACTCCAAGGATTTCCTGACAATTGGACTTTGATTGGTGAACCAAGAGAGAATCCTAAGACAGGAGAGATGGAGTATTGGTATACAGATACAACAGGGAAGCAGAAGAAAGTATCTGCATCTGCCAGATATAAAGCTTTGGGTAATACGATTGCTCTTCCTTTTTGGCAATACCTTGCAAGACGGATCGTGGCTCAGTATGAGCATGAAGTAACGATGGGTAGTTTGTTTGATGGCATATCCGGCTTTCCTTTAGTGTTTGCCAGGTGTGGATGCAAACCACTATGGAGTAGTGAGATTGAGGAGTTTCCAATTGCCGTATGTAAACAACATTTCGGTGATGAGGATGCCGGAATAGAAGGGGATTACAGAAACTATCTGTAGCAGAAAGGAGTTTACATGAAGAAATTAATTATAGGTGTAGCAATGTTGTTGCTGCCGATACAAGTAAATGCACGAACGTATATAGATTATGGTTTGATGCGTTGCACAGCTTACTGTCCCTGTGAGGAATGTTCAGAAGGATGGGGGAGACAGACACACTCCGGGAAGATGGCAGAAGCTGGAAGAACGATTGCCGTTGACCCTAGCATCATTGATATCGGATCTAAAGTCAAGATAGGTAAACATATCTATGTGGCAGAAGATGTGGGTGGCCTTGTCCAGGGTGACCATATCGACATCTTCTTTGATACTCATGAAGAAGTTGAGGAATGGGGGGTAAGATACATCGAATGTTGGGTGGTGAAATGATGATTGATTTAAAACCATGTCCATTTTGTGGATGCGATGCTCAATTAGACCATGACCAAGTAGGATTTAACCTGTATTCAAAAGTCAGATGTGTAAACTGTCATTGCAGCACAAAGAAATTTGGCATAAGCACAAAGGTTTCATCTGATGAATTGGCTATTGAAGCCTGGAATAAAAGGGTGGGTGATTCGGATGAAAATTAGTATCTGTGGGATTCCTCACGAAGTAGTGTATGCCAATGATGTGTTTGATAATGATACGCATTATGGACAGATTGATTACGGGAAAGCGGTAATAAAAGTCAGTAAAGATGTTTCAAAGGAACAGCAGGACGAAGCACTGTGCCATGAGATTCTGCATGGAATTTTGGTTCATATCGGAAAGGATGAACTTTCACAAGATGAGTCCTTTGTTCAGTGTTTGTCTAATGCCTTATATCAGAGCTTTGAACCGAAGTTTTTGAGGAGGGATTCGGATGATTCAGATTGACATACCTATGCCGAAAGGATGTTGGAGTTGTCCTTATTTTCGATTTGCAAGATGTATGGCGAAAAGCAGAACTGGAAGAAAAATTAAGAATACACGGAACTTGGACGATAAGAAGCAAAAATGGTGTCCGCTTAAAGAATTTGGAGGTGATTCAGATGATAATCATTAGGCTTAAAAGCGGTTTTGAACTTCCTATAACGTGTGAAAAGTTCAAGTTCTCAAGGTCAGACATAACAGGGGAGATAACAAATTATAGCATTGAAGGGATTGAAGATAATAAACCGCTTTTCTTTCGATCGGAGGATATTGAATGTATATGGCAAAAGATGGACACATTAAAGATGCCATATGAATGGATTCCATGCTCTGATAGGATGCCAGAAGATAAACAAGTTGTATTTGTACAAGATACAAACGGAACCATGTGGATATGGAAATACTTTAGTGAGAATCTAAAATATAGAGGTCCGTATCAATGGGAGGATGAAAATGGAGAGTGGCAACTTATAGATGAGGTTGTTGCCTGGATGCCGTTACCTGAACCCTATAAGGAGGAACAACATGACTAAATCAGACATCTACAAAGCAATAAGCGACCTGATCGCCGATAGTGATGGAGCAAGCATTGATTATATTATCGGCGTCAATGACATGGGCAGATATCTGGCGGAACAGTGCAAGGACGCACCGAACCCGGCTCCAAAGAAGGAAGGGATGAAGAAAAAGATTGATATCGACATGGGCAAAGTCAAGGCTTTACGTGGTGCCGGCTGGACACTGAAAGAGATAGCTGACGAGATGAATGTGGCACCCAGCACCATATCCAACAAGCTGAAGGAAGAGGGTGAAGAGGAATGAATACCATCATACTAATATCTATTATCTTTAATTGCATCGCAGTGCTTTTTTGTGGATACACAGCCGTTAGAGTGGCATATCAGAAGGAAATCTTTATGTCAGTTGCATTGTTTTTCTTAATGATAGTCAATGCACTTTTTGCGGTGATAAACATAACAAGACTGACAGGGAGGCTATGACATGAAATATACAATTCCAATCATGTTCAAATGGCTAGGAGGCAAATGGATATGAACGATAAAAACAAGGCTGACTTTGGCAAGGCTCCCATCTCACTGGTTCCGACCCGTATCATCTGGGAGATCGCAAAGGTCCGGGATTACGGCGTCAATGTTAAGTATCCGGAGACAGGCAGGGATGGATGGAGGGAGATCGATATAGAGCGGATCAGAGACGCCATGCTCCGGCACTGCTTACGGTACATTGAAGACCCACAGGGAGTGGATGAAGAAAGCGGTCTTTCGCACCTGGCACACCTTTGTACCAACTGTGCTTTCTTATGTGAGATGGAGGCAGAACGGAAGACAGGGCCTGACATCGAAGAAGTACCGCCCAAGACATACACATTTTTTTAACGAGGGAGAAAATGAGCGCCAAAGAAGAACGAAAGAAATATTACGCCGGAATAAGCATCCTGATCAGTAATGCATTCTGGCATCTGCCGGATACGGAATTCAAGGTATTATCCAAATCGGTCAAAGCATACCTTTATGAGTTGGAGAAGGGAGAGGCACATGAGCGACCAAAAGACTGAACTGTTTAACGATGTGTATTCCTTGGAAGAAGCAGCACTAAAAGGACTGATAAGTCTGGAAACCTATTTAAACGAATATAAGCGACTGACTCAGGGAGGAGAGAAAGATGAGCGAATGGATAGATAAAGGCTTTACGGTTTACTCACTTAAGCGAATAAGAGACGCTAACTGGCATAACGAAAATTCAAATCCAATACTTGTTGAGGCGATTCAAGCAGGCCTGGATCAGGCAATTGGAATGGTTCAGCACATGCCGGCTAACATGACATTAGCAGATGCTTTGAAGGGATTGGGGGAAGAAAAGAATGAGTAGTGTGATAGCTTTTATTGCCGGAGGTGATGACCATGATGGATTTTAATCCCTGGAATTGGAAAAGCACACGGATGATCAGAGGTTACACCTACAGCATGAAGCATGACGCAAAGTGGACGCTGGAGAGGCTCCACGGCATCCAGTACCGCATCGTAGAGCGCCGGTTCTTCCATCAGCCATCCGCCTGGCATGACAGCATAGTATGGGGATGGATCAAGTTCAAAGAACCGTTACAGCTATGGGACGCTATGGAAGCCGGACTGGTTCCCATATTCCGGCAGGAGGTGAGCAGATGAGTGATATCAAGATATGCCCTGTCTGCAATAGTCCGTTCCCTATCAACTCCCGATATGGCAAGAAAAAGAAATATTGCTCCATCCGATGCAAAACGATCTATAACCGCAAGATGGAAAAGGAACGAGCCAAAGAGCGAAAGCTGATGGAGGACGGTCTTGCGTATGACAGTACTAAAGCCATGCACATGGGATTATCTTATGGGCAGTGGATGGCAATAAAGGAAGGAAGATGCTAATTGAGGTATTACCAGCGCCAGAAGCACAACCCCTACATCCTGCCGAAGCCTGTCTATGTGCAGACTATCTGGCAGATCAAGGGATACTATCTGCTGAAAGAGCGCATTGATGACATTATCAACTCAACACCAACACCCGACGGAATGCCACGAGGTTCCGGCATATCAGATCCGACCGCTGCCAAAGGGACAAAGATAGCAAAGTTCCAGTCCGTGGTAAATATCATAGACGAGGAACACAAGAAGATCCCGGAGGAATATCGGACCGGAGTGTGGAACTCAATCCATTACAGTACACGGTTCCCGGATGATGCGGATGTATCTACATACTCCCGACATAAAAGCCGGTTCATCTACAATGTGGCCATCCGTCTAGGATTCTATTGAAGTTGCAATCCGTGGGAAAAAAATATGTGATATAGTAGTATCGTGAGAAGGTGGGCATGTTAGACATTCCCATCTTTTCTTTTCCACCATGGACGGCATACATCGTCCGTCATCGATGCAAAGGGGCGACATACATCGCTCCTTTTCATTTTGTATATTAACGGTCACAACGCACATCCCTGCGGCTTTTTATAACTTTTTCGCCGTTCGTCGGGCTTCCTCCTTTCATGTGCAAACAAAGGTCAATACCTCCCGTGGTGCCGCCAGGGCATCAATCCACAAGGGATGGCGCTGTGGCATCAGATAAACAGGAGGAATGCCATGAGGTCTGACAGAACCCCCGGTAACCGTGCAGCATTCGAGGCAGCCAGGAAGAAGATACTTGCCACCCAGACCCATTGCGGAATCTGTGGTAAACCTGTTGACTTCAGCTATCGTTATCCTCATCCTCTGTCTGCTACTGTTGATCATATAATCCCAGTTGCAAAAGGCGGTCATCCTTCTGACATAGACAACTTACAGCTGGCACATCGATGCTGTAACCGTCAGAAGAGTGACAAGTTGATGGATGTAAGGCAGGTTGAAGAGGTTGATCAGCTGGTCCCGAACGATTTATTAGAACAGCATTGTGATTGGAAACATTATCGAGCAAGGTAGGGGGATACCTCCCTCCCAGCCCCCACGCCGGCAACCAACCCGCCGTACTGCACAAAAAAACACATGATAAGAGGTTTGATATGGCTGAATTGAAAGGAATACAGTATTTAAGGGATAAACTGGCATTGAAAAAGATCCGAGTGCAGACCCGCTATGATTATTATGAAATGAAGTATTTTGTGCGGGATTTCGGGATCAGTACACCTCCGGAGCTAAGATGGTGGATGTCAGTTTTAGGATGGTGCGGAAGTGCCGTGGATAGTCTGGCAGACAGGCTGGTCTTCCGTGAATTTTCTAATGATGTCTTTAACATGAATGACATCTTCAACGCAAACAACAAAGATGTATTGATTGATTCCGTTATCCTGGGCGCACTGATCAGCTCCTGTGATTTTATCTATATCGCAGCGGATGACAGTGGATTCCCCCAGATGAAAGTCATTGACGGGGCACATGCCACCGGCATTATTGACCCGGTCACCAACATGCTCAAGGAAGGATATGCGGTGCTGGAATGGGATGAAAGCGACAACCCTATCATTGAGGCATACTTCACCCCTGGGAATACAGAGATCTATCAGAGAGAGGGGAAGGTAAGCACTGTAACCAACAGCGCACCGTATCCGCTTCTGGTTCCGATCATCAACCGGCCCGATGCAAAAAGGCCGTTTGGACATTCCCGGATCAGTCGGGCATGTATGTCCATTGTGGGTTCTGCCGTTCGTACCGTTAAGCGGTCAGAGATCAGCGCAGAGTTCTACAGCTTTCCGCAAAAGTACATCCTTGGAATGTCTGAGGATGCGGAACAGATGGATAAATGGAGAGCAACAATGTCCTCAATGCTCCGGATCGATAA